AATAGGGGAACCTCGCTATCCTTTCGGATAGGGAATTTGACCTGTTCACTCCGGTTAGGTTCTGTCTACCCTCGCAACAATGAACGAATATTCAGTTGATGAGTTGCTCGAAACTTGAGCCTCTCGATCATCTTATCCTTTCGACGAAAGTCTACGGGACGAGGTAAATCGGGAAGGTTGGGTCTCAACAGCGACTTATCCGTCGGATTCAAGTATAAGTTCTTAAGATCTCTTTCAAGATATCTTATCCTTGTGTTTTTATCCGACCTGTATTCATCTATTGAAGTTTGAATGACCGAGTTATACTGCTCATCCAACCCCGACAGTTCAGTAAATGCAACGCCGAAGTTCTTTATGTTGCTTTGAACAGCTGCTTTTGCAGAGTCCAAAGAGTTCTGAAATTCTTGTCGAATCAGATAAGCGGCAGCTTGCCGGAAGGCTACTACAGCTTCTACGAGTCGGTCCTTATCTTCTCAATTGAGAAGGCAAGTACTACGCCCGGAGAGGTTAACGCAAAATTGTGCTAACTCCTCTAGCCGAATTTCTGTCCCGGAAGGAACAGAGAATAAGAATTCCAACCTTCTAAACCTCTTATTATTTACCTTTAAGTAAGTTTTAAAGTTCGAAGGTAGAGCAATTCTGGTTTTATACCCGCGATATGATAGATTCTTTCATTCGAAGACAAAAAGTTCCGGAGTATTCCGTGTAGCACTTAGTGCTGCCGTATATGCCCCAGTAATTTCAGTCCCCTTATAGAAGAATCTTTTAGCGAACTCGAAGCCAATACTTGAAAAATTATTGGTATAAGAGACCTCGAGATCATCTAGTATCTTTAGGTACTTACGATATGCGTCTTCATCAAAGATAACGACGTCATCGCCCAGTACATGGTACCTGCCTTTCGCTGCTTGTCTGGAGCCGAAGCTGTGCCAAACAAGGACGTGATGACAGAATGCCATGAACGGTCACGAGGATAATGCTCCCATAGGTTGTCCTGTAGTGTATCGGACATGACTTTTGAACTCATCTTCTTGTAGTCAGTGGTCTTTGACAGATTTACTTACGGTGAAGTCTCTATCAAAGAGTCCAACCCAAGCGGTTCCGAGTCCGGGCCGTCATTTGTTACCTATTTCCTCATAAAGTTCTTTTGGTATCCGATCTGTTGCTGAAGACATATCAGCAAACCCATAAAATGGATTAGCTTGTGTCGACATCAACTTTGCAGACTCCACCACTTTATTGTGGTCGAATGTACAATCTTCTGGAATACTTTTCAGTATTATCATAAGATCGTCATGAAAATCACTTAAGAGGCTCTGAGTAAGTGAATCAACTATTGCGAAAATCCGAGGTTTAAGTTTCCCGGCTTCGTGGGTGAGAGAAATTTTCCCCGTATGAAGTTGGCGATTTGAATCTACCAGGTCTTCGTATGGTTCAAGCTTGTCTTCGACCCATTCGTCTGCATCTCCTTGATAATAAGATTCTGCGAAAGCAATCAAGTTATCTTGAAGATCTGACTTAATAATTGATGCACGATCCCAAGGAAACGAGAAGAAACCTACTCCATTCGGTGTCGACTTTGATGAAACCATCATTCTCGGCGTCTGATAAGTAGTTATTACATCAGAAACCTTGTTGACGGCTTCAGAACCTATTTCTAGGTGTCTAATCTTTTTGGAATAGTTTGCCACCGTTTCCCCAACCGACTCCAAGCAGCGCGTAATAGCGGGCAGAGGATCAGTTTTGGATACATTGGTGATAGAACCGAGATTAGTTCTGGTAGGAACAGTAATTAGACGACGAGTACTTACTAATGTTAGCACTAATCGAATTGAAGTGATTTCTCCTTGGAGGCAATTGCTCTTAAGCCGATTACCTAATCAGGTTGGCCACCCGTTACTATCTTTTCCTAGACTAATCCCCGTGTGCTCCAGTCGCCCGTCTAGTTGATACAAGATCTGTTCAACGGATTCACCGGTAGATTTCAAATATCTAACAGTGTATTCTGGACCTTTATGTTTCAGGACATGCTTTATATATTTAACACATCGGTGCGTTTCAGGTCAAAGATCATCTGGAAACAAGTGAACAAGAGTGTGAGAAAGCATTCGAGTAAATTCGTCAAATTCCTGATTGAGTTTATTCTTATGTTGGATCTTCTTATGTTCGTTTGTAAACAGTTGTGTTGAGTTCAATAATTTTGAGGACTTAACCTTTGTTCCGGGATTAGGATGTTTTAACATTCTTATCTGGTGAATGCAAACTAGGGTAAGATACTAATATCTTTCCGGGTGTTCAATCCGGAGGTTCCCTCGTAAGAGG